TAATTCCAGGTGGCTCCAAAAATTTGAGCGCAAGCAATATGCTAACGAAGCAGAAGACGCAAAGGTACAGGAAGCGCTCACAGGGATTAAGCGCGATATCTGCAATCAATCATTCGACGAGATCGAGAGAGCCTTAAGCGCTGCACTTGCGGAAGCTAATGAGGCGCTTAGCAAGCTCAAATCTGTTTATTCAATGGCGGATGTCTGGAATACTCAGGTTATGAAAACGTCTTATCAGCTGTCGCAATTCCAGCAGGACGCTAACAGGAGCGTTATCAACATTTCTAGCGTCACAATTACATTGAATCAGGTCAAAAGCATATGCACTGCAAGACTGGACAGTATAAAGAGTCTCCGGGAGCATCTCGGCGAAAGTATATAAGTAGGTGACCATTTCATATGACAAAGATTGACAGCTTTTCAATACAGGGCAATTGCGGACGTCCTATTCATGGATCCGTGTATAAAGACGGTGACGAGTATGCACTCGCTGTTGCCCGTCTCTTCAGCGGCTACAAGCGCTTTAAAACGCTTGACGCTGTGTATGCATACTGTGAAGGGCGCGGCGTGCATGTTGGCCTGGATCGCGCGGATCTTATCCGCAAGCGTGATAGAACGGTATGCTCTAAGGATCCCAGGAAAACCGGCGCGGCCTCTGCTGGTATGCCGGCACACATTAAAAAGAGAATGGTCGAAAGAGGCTTGATTAAAGAAGCTGTAAACTCTGAAGATCGTTCTCAGGTAGTGGTGGAGATCCGTTAATTATTTTTCGGTAATTCCTGGAGAGTTTTCCGGAAGCTCTCTGGTTGAATTATAAATGTTCTTCGGTAAAGTCATTTTGTACCCCTCAATGAGAAAGGGCTCTCTGTGCTTTCTGGTAGTCGAGCGGCTGCTGTTCTCCTTCGGCAGCGCGACGACTTCACAGAGGCCAGGGAGTCTTTCTTGTTTTAATGGCGTGACATGCCGCAATGAATCCGGAGCCAAAGCAGGAATGGTTTATAGCAAACTATACGAATTGAGGATGATATGCAGATATGAAAGAAGCATTGTTAGACATAGCAGCACGGCTAGACCAGATTCACGCTGCTTTATACTATGGAGATCCGGAAGACGAGGAAGAGCTCGAAACGTTCGCAATTGATATTAACAATATAGCACATGAGCTAATAGGCCTAGCAGACCAGCTCAGCGACGATTGAGAGGAAGGTGCAATTATGCCCAGAAGCGCGAACAATGCCCAGGAAGCCATCACAGCGGCTGCTATCGACATGAAACCACAGAGAAGCACCGATACCGACAACGGCACCGATACGGCCTTTTCTGTGGTTTCAAGTATGACCAAAGATGAGCGGATCCAGAGCGAGTATAACCGGCTGCTTACACTTTTTGACAACGTGGATCCTAACAAGCTCAATTTTGTTAGGGCTCAGGTGCATGAGCTCGCTTATCTGAATGTAAGCATTGTAGATCTACAGGCAGATATCAGCAGCGCCGGAACGATGCTACAGTATAGCAACGGCGGCGGCCAGGAAGGATACAGACAGAATCCAGACTTGAAGACGCTTGTCGACTTCCAGAAGCTCACCAACAGTATTGTAAGGGTGCTTTTGCCTCTGGTACCAGAAAAGCAGGAAGCGTCGGACGCTGATTTCTTCTGCTGCGAATAATAACCGGTATCCAGCATTCCAGATACACTCTGCAAAGGTGGTGTGCTTTCGTTGCCTCAGACGATCAAAGATGCAGATATCCCCGGAGCTGCACCGGAAGAGCTGATAGAATCCTTTAAGCCGTGGATATACAAAATCGCGAAACGATACAATGAGAGATTGAAGAGCACCGGCGCTTGTGACATGGAAGATCTTATTCAAGCTGGATGTATTGCCTTGTTACAAGCTCAGAAGACCTATGATCCGGACGCCGGAGCAAGCTTTACGACATATTCCTTTTACTATCTCCGCGGCGCTATATGGCGCGAGCTAGGCCTTCAAAAAGACAATGAACCGGTAACCATATCACTAGACAGCGCGGCATACAACGAAGATCCGGACGGCTTGACGCTGGAAGAAACCATACCGGATACAACGAGCGAAACACCGGAAGAATATGCAGAGCGGATGCTCTTGTATGACCAGCTGCACAAGGCCGTCAACGGCTTAAAAGGTGCTAATTGCAGCAGTGTACTGGACATGGTATATCTGCACGACATGCCCAGGAAAGACGCTGCTGAGGCGCTGGGAATCAGCTACAAAGCGCTTACACAGTGTGAATCAAAAGGGCTCCGGATGCTCCGGCAGAACATGCCACTACAAAGAATGTATGCTCCCAACTTTTCTACAGGCCTCGGCAAGTATCGGCAGACTTTTACTTCAGCTGTTGAAGAGCAAGTCATGTGGAGAGAAGCTGTACTCGGCAAATCTTCCAGAGGCCAGGAAGACGACGAAGAACCGGACATGTTCTAAGCGGCTGCGCTGGTCTGGATCCGGCACTAGTACAGACTTCCATAACACGAACAGCACGAAGCGCCATGCTCAGAACGTGCGGAAAAAATACCCATGGCCGGCGCGGATCCGGCGCGCGAAGATAAAAGAAGATTCGCGTTTTTTGAAAGACTTAGAGAGTTTTTAACGGATTTAAACATTTTTGAACGGTTTTTAACGTTTTTATCCAGACTACCCGGCTAGAATTTTTTCTTGTCCAGGTTGTTGGCTCTCAGACCCGGTCTGGAGGGGTGGGGTGCTACTATACAGACAATAGGGGGGAGCCCCTATCAAAAAAAGAGCGTAAAGGGTGCCTCTGCTCGGCTGGGATCCCATGAAAGCCTAGACATAACCTTTTTGAACAGGGGTAGTAATACGCGAGAGGCCTGGCAGACCGGCAATAATTGCGACGAATTAAGAGAAAAGAATAGAAGAAATCAAAAACGCTCCCGGAAGGGAGTTTTTTCTTTGCTTTGAAGGGGAAAGCAGCCTTTTTACGACATGAAACCACAGAAGAGATTATCCGTATTGCGCGATACTTGCATATTACCATATTACTGAGAAATACTCGTTTATTATTGACAATGATGTTATTTTATTTTATTATTATATTACCGGTATTAGAAGATTTACCGGAAAACAAAATATTTTCAAGGAAGGTGTACAACATGAAAAACACGGCGAACACAAAGAACACGGAAAACAAGGTTATGACGGCTTGGGAACTGTACAACGAGGTTGATATCAGAGCGACGTCAATCGACCATGTAATCGGCTTACTCAATCTTCTGATTGATAACTACCATCTCGACGCTAGAGAGCTGACCGAAGAACAAAAGTATGATCTTGTCGCCGGTGCTGGTGCTCTGGGTGAAATGCTTAATTTTGCCGCCGATACTCTCTCGAGGGTAACCGATGATATTAAGAATCTGGCCTCAGACGTAAAAAAAGCCCATGCCCAGGAATCTGCTGCAAGCGCCAACTAACACCGGATCCAGAGGCAAGAGCTCAGACTTATTTTAACTGAAAGGAAGAGCAAAGACAATGAGAGGTTATCTTCTGGATGTAAAGGCCAGAAAGGCACGAACTGTCGAAGTCAGTGACACAGATAGACGAGCTGACTATCAGAAGCTGTTAGATTGTAACCTGGTTAACATCGTAAGCAGACAGCTTGAAGGGACATACTTCGACGTTATTTGCGATGATGAAGCGCTTTTCACAGCGGATCCGATTGTATCTGCTTTCGATAGTACCGGAGAACCGGCACTTGTCGGCAATCTGCTATTCTGCAATTATGATGGACAAGGCGGCGAGACAAGCCTCAGCGACGACGATATAGAGCTTTTAAGGCGGCATACACGGCTTGCAATTAAGCCGGGTGCAGAAGATACGGACGTTAATTTCCTCGTTGTTATGACCGATTTAGACCCATAAAACGAGGTGCAGAGAGATGAGAATAATAAGCTTTATCAATCAAAAAGGCGGCGTCGGCAAAACGACGACTTGTATTAATGTTGGCGCTGCCTTGTCTCTCTGTGGTTTCAAGTGTCTGCTTGTCGACATGGATCCACAAGGCAACCTAAGCCAGAGCGCCGGATATGACAATTTGAGCACTGAAGCCTTAACTACTTACGAAGTGCTCAAAGGTGCAGATATTAACAACGCGATCCAGGCGAGAGGCAGCTACGACATTTTACCAGCTGATATAAGATTATCAGCAGCGGAGATTGAGCTAATAGAAACGGAACGCCGAAATTATCTACTTAGAAGCGCTCTGGAAGCGCTTAGAACGCGTTATGACTTTATCCTTATAGATTGTCCGCCCAGCTTGAATATCTTTACCATGATGGCATTATGTGCCGCTAATGAAGTAATTATACCGGTACAAGCTCAATACTTAGCGCTAAAGGGAGTCGCTCAGCTGTCTGATACAATCGGCTTTATCAAAGATCGGTTTAATAAAGAGCTGGAGATAAGCGGCATATTACTAACATTCTATGATGATCGTCGCAACCTGGATAAAGACGTTCTGGAGATGCTAGAACAGGCGTTCACAGGGAAAGTATTTAAAACCAGGATCAGCTTTAACACAAAAGTCGGAGAAGCTCCAAGTGCCGGCGAAGACGTTATAAGCTATAGTCCAAAGTGCAAAGGATCCTTACAATATCAGCAGCTCACACAAGAGATTATCAACATGAAACCACAGAAAAGAGGGGTTAACCAATGAGTAAAATACTTGCTAACAATCCATTGTTTAAGGCACCAACAAAAGCAGAGGATCCGGTGCTCACTCCGGAAGATATCGAAACGATCAAAG